GGTGCTGCTGCTTTGTTCTCTGCTGTTGGCTATGGCGGTGCTAAAGCTGGTATGAAATTGGCTGGTGGTAAAACTGGTACTGAAGCGCTACAAGATATTATCAATAGCAAAGTAAGATCACCAGCAAATCCCAATGCTCCCATGACACCAGTTGAAAAACTGTTAGCAGATCCAGTGTCTCAGAACATGGACAAGCTTGCAGAAGAGTTTATGAATTTGCAAGGCGCAAAAGTATTGGATAATATTAATCCAGCTACTCCTCTTACAGATAGCAAGATTGCTGTTGACATGTCAAAGAGAGCTGTTCGTGTTGCTTTGCATGTCATCACCAATGACCCGACATTTCAACTTAAGCCTAGTCAGAACACCAGCCACGCCATTGCAGAAGTGTTTTCTAATTTAGACAAGGTAGATGATGTTGTCTTAGAGAATGCAATTCGTAGAGAAGGTTTAAGCCCTGAGCAATTTGCACAGGCTAACAAACTCACTGTCACAGAAGCTGCTCAGATTATGCAGCAATACTCTGTTGCTTCTAAGATTATGGGTAGGCTTACAGAGATTGATCCTGAGGCTAAGAAGCTTGTTGATTCTTTATTCAATCAGCCTGATGAAATTACTTCTGCTATGGGTAGAGTTGGTCAGTTAATCAAAGGAGCAGAGAAAGAATCTAAAGCTTGGATTGTTAGTGGCTTAGATACGACAATGCGAAACGTTATTGGTACTGGTCAAGCCATCACTTTTAACTCAGCAGCTTCTCTGGTTGAGGGTGCTCTGTACACAATGGGCAGAACGCTGGACAACGCTGCTAAAGGTCAGCGCATTGCCACCATGAAGCAAGGCTTGTCTGACACCATGAAGGATGCCTTTGGTATCTATGGCTACCTAGCTAAACAAGGCTTGTCTTCTGAAGTTACAGACAAATTGCTTGAGCACAACCCTGCTATTCGTAACAACATCCTCAGCGCTACGCAAGAGAATGCTACACAGGATGTATCTAAAGTTGCACAGGTATTCAACACATTGAACGTGGCCCAAGATGCTTTCTTTAGGAAAGCCCTGTTTGCTGCGTCTGTTGAAAAGAACATGCGTAGAGCAGGTCTTGATATGTACGATGCCATTGCTAACAATAAAGCAATCCCTTCGTCCATCCTAAAGAACGCAGCCGATGAAACTCTTAAGGCTACATTTGCCTACCAGCCTAAGGCTGTTAAAGGCATGACGCTTGAGGCTGGTGCTGAAACAACGGCTAACCTTTTGATTAAAGCTGCTGAGCTTCCCGGCGGCAGTTTGTTTGCCACCTTCCCACGATTCATGGCTAATGCTGTAGCATTCCAATATCGCTATAGCGTGTTTGGTGCTGTCTCTGGTGCAGAAGATATGCTACAAGGCGCAGCTCTTAAGAGCGCTGGTAAAGAAGGTGGTGATGCCCTGATAAGAAAAGGTCAGGAGAATCTAGCCAAGGGTATTGTTGGCACAGCTTCTCTTGCTGCTGCCTATGACTATCGAACAACTCATCAAGACACTGAGTGGTTCAACATGCAGAATGCCGATGGTACTACTGTTGATACCAGATCACTAAGTGTGCTTGCTCCTCAACTAGCCATTGCTGATTTCTTGGTTAAAAGAAAACAAGGGCTGGAGCCTGACACTGCTGGTATGCTAGAAGCCATTGCTGGTATGAAGCTACCTGCCGGTACTCAAGCAACATTCCTAAACCAGTTATCTGCTGCAATCTCTTCTGAAAAAGAAGCAGACAAAATGGAAGTAGCTATTGGTAAAGTGCTAGGAGATTTTACTGCTAGATTCTCTCAGCCTTTTGTTGTTAAAACAGCGTGGCAATTCCTTGACTTGTTTAGAGAACAGGGCGCAGTGCAGCGTGATCCTAATCTGCTTGAATCTAAAGGCGAGTATAAGATACCCGGAACAGATATATCAGCAGGGAATATGCTTGAGGCTGGGGCCAATAGGGTTCAAGGAAAGCTGCCTATTCTAAAAGAGTCTTTGCCTGAGGCTATTCCTCGCTTGCGTGAAGGGCCAGTGTACAAAGAGGGTGAATTTTATTACGGCCTTACTGGCGTTAGAAGCAATCCAGAAAAGACACCACAAGAAAAAGAAATTACACGCTTAGGTATTGATCCTTATAAACTGTACGGTGCATCGTCAGGTGATAAAGAATATGATCGTGCCTTCGTAAAGACAGCCAATCCCTTTGTTATTGATACTATCAGCAGAGCATTGAGAGATCCTCGTTATGCTCAGCTACCTCTGTTAGAGCAACAACAAGCCATGTACAAGATGGTGGGAGAGGCTGTCTCTACAGCTAGAGATATCACTGATGGTCAATTCCAAGGTGAGCATTTAGATCGTGTATATAAAATGCAGTGGAATAAACTTCCAGCAGCGCAGCGATCTATTATCAATGAACGATATGCCAAAGACCATAATGGTAAGACACTAGAAGAGAACAAAGATTATCAGTCTTACATTGGCTATCAAGCGTCAACAGCAGACTTGCGTTTCTCTGTTGGTGGTGTTGTAGGAAAGCTGTTTGGTAAAGCAGTTCCTGCTGGAGAAAGAATAGCCAATATTCTTGCTAAAAAAGCTGAGTCTTCTGGCGCTGCGGCTGAGTCCATCGTTAACAAAGTCTTGTCTGAAAGACCAAAATCTTCCATTACCCCAGCAATCGAAGCGCAGATGAAGGACATTGTTAACACCTCCGCTGCTAACATGCCCAGCAAGAAAGCAGCTAAAGCTCCTGAGCCTATGTCGACCCTTAAGGCTGCTGCTGAAGAGCCAGCAATGCCTGTTCCTTCCACGCCTGAGGCTATTCCTACAGAGCTACCTAAAGCTTCGATGGCAGAGACACCTGTTGAGTCTGCTGCTTTCTCTCCTGATCAATATGCCAAAGGTGAGAAGGTGCTGGTGGCTAAGGAATACCAGACAGCACAGAAGCTAGGCACTGAGATGGATGACGATGTTGCCAAACAAAACCTAGCTGATTGGGCCAGCAGTGATCCAGAAGGATATGCCAAGGCTTTGCATGATTCCACAGCCAAAGCATTAAAGCTACAGCCTGATGAGATTCCTCCTTTTGTTTACAAGGCAGAGGATGTAACAACTAAAGCTCCTTGGGAAGAGGAATACAAAGCCTATAAACAAGCCGAAGCTGCTGGTCAAGATGTTGGTGATTTCAATCCCGACACCCCCTCATCATGGAAGACCAAGGGTAACGACATGGAAGACATGTTTGCTACCAATGAGCAGATCACTAATGAGCCAGCGCCTTCTTTAGGCGGGTCTAAGGTCTCCTTCAATGAAGTGGCATATGGCCCTGTAGGTGGGCAAGGTGCTAGTGTCTCAGACAGAAATGCTATCTTGCAAAAGATCAGAACTATCCGTGAGAGAAGCTTTGATCAGTTAATAAACAATGAGGCCATCAGCGCTTTGCCTGATGCTGAGCAAGTTGTTGGTGTGGTGCAGGGTGACTTCAGAGCTAAGACGGGTAAGGAGATCAACCCAAAGAACGCCGCAGACGTTGCAGAGTTTGCTGACATGGCTAAGAAGTATCAAGACAAGTTGGATGAGCTGCGGATTAAATATAAAGATGAGCCACCAGTTAAGCTGTTCCACGGTACTAGATACGCAACAGACATAGGTGACACTGGATTTGAGAATCCTCTTACCTATACCAAGCAGCACAGCGAGCTTCAGATTGGTGCGCCTTCCTTTACTAAGGATCTGAATCTAGGATATGAGACAAAAGATTTTGGTGGTAGAAACCCATCACAGTATCTCTATACAGAAATGCCTTATGCAGACTATGTATTCCAACGCATCAATATGAAGCCTACTCAGTATGACACAAGGGATATGAACGTCCTTGCTCGTGCTGTTAATGGTAGTCCTAACACTGTGCGACCTGTTGGTCTGCCTAGATCTGGTATGCATGAAACAGAAGACGCTGTCATTGAAGCAGACAAGCTTGTTCCAGCAGCTAAGGCTGTGGGCAATCAGCCGGTGTTGGCCTCTGCTAAAGATATTGTTGAGCCTATACAAGCCAAGATCAAGGAACGAGTAGAGGGACACGAAACACTATCGAAAGATATCATTGATATTTATAGAAACATGGGTCAAGCACAAACGTCTAGTCAAAGTAAGGTGGCAGCTAATCAGATGTATGGAAAGATTAAGACGCTGATGAATTCAGCCTTGGATACATCAGAAGCTACATCAACTAAGACAGGACTAGGCCAGAGATATCAGAGCTTCTTAGAGAATGTTGCATCTAGTATCAGCTATAGAGAGCCAAGCGCAGAAGGTACAGCAAAGCTTCCACCTGTAACTATAAATACTTCTCAGATGCTAAGCCAACTGTCTTATGCTCTACGTAATGGTGGCGCTACTCAAAAGGCTGATGTAATAGATGAATTAAGAAAACAACTGTCATCATTGGATGTTAATATGTTTGGGTCTTCTAGAGCACCAGCAAAGAAACAGAAAGAGACAGTTAACGCAATAAGAGAACTAACTCCTAAGTTTTCTGAGGGTGGACTAGCTTCTAAAATTAAAGATGTAGAAAACTCATTAACATCTGGAGAGAAAAAATTAGTTGATTACCATAGAAATGTTGTACGTTCTGGAACACAAGGGAAAGATGAGAAAGGAAATCCTATAACAGTGTGGTCTACCACAGTAAAAATGGATGATGGCCCAGCTAAGGGAATGTATGCAACTGTTCCGGGGTATATAGATGGGAAGCGCAGGGATGAAGATACGGCTAGAGAATATTGGAGAACAGAAATAAATAAAGGTGAGTGGCCTTTATATAGTAGTCCTGATAGAGCAAACGAAAGAGCTAAACATATTCACAAAATTATGGATATGGAAACTGAAAATAAGTTTTCTTTGGGTGGCCTGTTGACCAAAGGTGTATCCACTAGGATACGGAATCCCAAGATATCTTCAATGGCTATCAGGGGATTGGGTATGAAGAGTTTGTAAGTGTGTGTGTGTAGTTTATTGCTATTTTTATAGGAGGTAATATGCAATATAAATTGGAAATTTCTAACGGATGGGCTGAGACTTTTGTGCTAGAGAGCGACAGCTTTGAGAAGCTGGCTGCTATTCAGAACTTCATTGTAGAGCAAGAAGCTGATGGTTGGGCTGAGTATCTTGCTGAAGAAGAAGAAGAAGAGCTGGAAGAAGAGCTGGAAGAAGAGCTGGAAGTAATTGCCGAAGACGAAGAAGGCACAGTCTGGGCCTATGACGATGAGTCTGGCGAATGGTATGTGGTTGACGTAGAAGAAGAAGACGAAGAGTAATCTTCTTTAAGCAAAAGAAAAGGGAGCGTAATTGCTCCCTTTTTTATTTGGTCTATCCGACAGGAATTGAACCTGTGACCCACAGCTTAGAAGGCTGTTGCTCTATCCAACTGAGCTACGGACAGTCGCTGTTCGTCCTAAGTGTTTGCCTGTAGTCTTGATGCTGTAGATATTCTCGAAGTAGCCCCGATCAAATCCTCGCTGCCATTCTTTACCAGCGGTTGAATCAGGATCATAGTAGTTAGACAACAGTCCTCGACTAAAGGCATAGCGCCCTTGATCGAATTGAATACGCAACGGAGCGCTACGTTCTACCTTGTCTTCACCAGTGTTCATGCTCATATCTTTTCCTTTAATTCGGATATCTGCAAATTGTAACAGTCACTCTTAACTACGAAACCATTGCTGGTATCTATAGTACCCTTCTCCATAAATATGCTATCACGCATATACGCTTCCTTACCATACACACCAAGATACCAGCCTATTGTAAAGTCGTTCTTGACCCGGACAAAAGCATAATAGTCACAATCTTGTTTGGTATTTAAAGCTGCGATAGAACAATCGTAGGTTAGTAAAGGCTTAACGCTGGTGCGCTTGGTCTTCACATCAACTTTGATACCATCTTTTGTTATGATATCATAATCAAATGTGTTAACTTGTTTACCACCCAGCACCTTAAGAGCAATCAGTTCACCAATAAAGCCAGCTAGATTACCTGCCCCATTGGTAATGCTGTTCTGTAGTCTTCCCATATCCGCTGCTTTGTCTCTAGCTGAGACAAGCATCTTAGGTGATATTACTACTTCGATCATAAGCATCCTTATTTAATTGGACAGGCTCCAGTACTGCACTCCATATCGCCTTCAAAGTCT